TTTAGTATAAGTAATAGAGAAGCAAGACACTTCGCAAAAGTTGAAGCTGATGAACCTGAAGAAGAAGCTAAAAATAAAACATCAATTATATTTAGAATAAAACCAAACTCAAATGGACAAATTAGAGGTTTATATGTTGACGGAGATGAGATAAGTGATTTTGAGTCAGAGAAAGAAATTATTCGTAGTTCTAAATCAAAAGCAAAAGTTGTTTCAATAGAAACTAAAAAAATGTCAAGTGGTAGAACAATAAAAATTATTACTCTACAAGAACCAGACGATTTAACAGAAACAACAATTAAAGAAGTAAGTAAAAAATATAGTGAAATATCAAGAAGATATTTAGAAGGTCCATTAAATCCAAGATTAAAAAGGAGAAAATTACAAAAGGAAAACCTTATATTAGAGGGTGGAGCATACGGACATATGAATCACCCGTTTGATGATAATAATTTGACGTTTTCAGATTTGAGAAACATAATTATTAATGGATTGGCAGGAAAACTAAATCGTGAAGATAAAGTGTCTGAAAAACTTGACGGACAAAACTTAATGGTAAGTTGGTCAGACGGAAAGTTAAAAGCAGCCCGAAATAAAGGACACCTAAAAAATGGTGGTAAAACTGCACCAACAACCGCAGGTATCGCTAGTATGTTCGCTGGCAGAGGTAATATTAAAACTGCTTTTGTAGGAGCGATGAAAGATTTAGAAAAAGCAATCGGTTCGTTATCAGACGCACAAAAGAAAAAAGTATTTGGTAATGGAACCAAATGGATGAATTTAGAGGTTATATATCCACAAACAGCAAATGTAATTGACTATGATGTAGCTGAAATAGTATTTCACGGAACAACTGAATATGATAAATCAGGTAGAGCAAAAGGTTATTCAAAAGAAGGCGCTCGTATGTTAGAAGGTATGATTAGACAAGTAAATCAAAATATACAAAGTAAGTTTAAAATTAGTAGACCTAATTTTTTAAATTTAAGTAAAGTTCAAAATTTTGGAGCAAAGAAAAATACATTTTTAAATAAATTGAATAGATTGCAAGGACAATATGGATTAAGAGATACCGATACATTAGGTATGTATCATCAGTCTTTCTGGCAAGAATACATTTACAACGCAGCAAAACAATTTAAAGTTAGCTTGACTAATAGTCAGTTGGTAAATTTAACAAATCGTTGGGCGTTTTTTGACAAAACATATAAGATTGGAAATATTAAAAAAGATTTTAAAGACAATCCAAATTTTGTAAATTGGATATTAGATACCGATAAACTTGACCACAAAAAAATGTTTAAACAAAATATCAAACCATTTGAAGTATTGTTCTTTCAAGTTGGAGCAGAGATATTGAAAAACATACAAGGATTTTTAGCAGTATCTCCAGACAAAGCAGTTCAAAAAATTAGACAAGATGTTGCAAAAGCATTAAAAGATTTACAAAAACCAGATAATGTAGAAAAATTAAAGAAGTTAAAATTACAAATAGAAAAATTAGAAGCTATCGGTGGAGCGAGTTCAATAGTACCGTCCGAGGGGCTTGTGTTTAAGTATAAAGGTAATATATACAAATTCACAGGAGCATTTGCACCAATCAATCAAATACTTGGTAGTTTAAGATTTTAAGGGGTTATAATGGCAAACAAATCAAAAGAAGCAGAAAGACAAAATAAAGCGTTACAAGATATAATTAGTGGAAGAGAACACGAAAAAGATTATGTTCAAGTAGGATACGAAGGAAAACAAGAAAACCTTGGTGGTAAAACAAGAAAGTCAGAACTAACTGACATTATGTCTGAAGTTAGAATGCCTTGGTTTTGTCCTAAGTGTCAAAAAGCAATGAAAAAGAAACTTGATGATAAGTTTTGGAGAATGATGGGTCATTGTTTTGATTGTCAAATAGATTATGAAAACAAACTTAGAGTTAAAGGTGAGTTTGATAATTGGGCACAATCTAAAATGTTAGAAAATCAAAAAGCATATTTAAAAGATTTAGAACAAAGTTTAGACGATTTTGAAAAAACAGATGGTAAAAAAACTTGGTATAATAATGTGGGTGTAAACACACCAATGTTAGAAGAAGACAAGTGGGAAATGGGTAAAGAAAAATTTGATGAAACTATACAAGAAGCAAGAGATTTTATACGAGAGAAAAAAGAAATCGTAGAAAAAGCAGAACAACAACTAACAGGAGCGAAATAATGAATATCATACAAGCGATATTAAACTTATTCTTTGGTGGTAATAAAAAACAAGAAGTTAAAGAACTTGATAAACAAATCAAAGTAAAAGACAATGAAGTTAAAGAACTTGAAAAAGAAGTAAAAGTTCTTGAATCAAAGAAAAAAGTAAACAAAAAAGAAGTAGCTAAATTAAAAAGAAAAGTTACTACTACTAAAAAACAAATTGCACAAGCATCAGAAGCAGTAAAAGAAGATAATGCTGATGACGCAGTAAAATTTTTAAAGAAATTTAGTAAGTAATATATATTTATATATATGAGATATTTAATTTACATATTGTTAATGGGAGCTTTATACTCTCAAGAAGTTAATGAAACTAAAACCTATACCTTTACTGAGGAAGAAGTTTTAGGATTTACCAATACTATTAAGGAATTAGAACTAAAAGATAGTCTAAATGTTTCTTTGGTAATGGATTTAGAATCACAAATTAAACTTTATGAGGAAACATCAGTCATAGATTCTATGTTGATAGCAAATAAAACTACCCAACTTAATCTACTAAAAGACACCAACAAACTTCTTGAACAAAAAGTAAAACTCGTTCAACCTAAATGGTATGAAAATAAATGGTTATACTTTACATATGGAGTAGTGTTGACTGCTACATCAGTTAGATTGGCAGGTCAAATAGTAGACTAATGGCAGAACAAATAAAAGAAGTAATCAAACAAGAGTATGTAAAATGTGCACAAGACCCTGCATATTTTATGAAAAAGTATTGTATGATACAACACCCGATTCGGGGTAAAATACCTTTTGAATTGTATGATTTCCAAGAAAAAACAATAAACGAATTTCAAGAAAAACGCATGAATGTTATCTTGAAAGCTCGTCAGTTAGGAATATCAACATTGACAGCTGGATATAGTTTGTGGATGATGACTTTCCAACAAGATAAAAACATTTTGGTAATTGCAACAAAACAAGAGGTGGCAAAAAACTTGGTTACGAAAGTTCGTGTTATGCACGCAAACTTACCGAGTTGGTTAAAGCAAAGGTGTGTTGAGGATAATAAATTGAATTTGAGATATCGTAATGGTTCTCAGATTAAAGCAGTATCATCAGGTCCCGAAGCCGCTCGTTCTGAGGCACTATCATTATTGATATTAGATGAGGCAGCATTTATTGATAAGATTGATGATATATGGACAGCAGCACAATCTACACTAACGACTGGTGGTCAATGTATTGCATTATCAACACCAAATGGAGTTGGTAATTGGTTCCACAAAACTTGGGTAGAAGCCGAAGAAGCTCTTGGTATGTTTAATCCAATCAAACTACATTGGACGGTTCATCCAGATAGAGGCGATGAGTGGAGAAAAGAACAAGACACTTTACTTGGACCAGCTAGTGCAGCTCAAGAATGTGATTGTGACTTCTTAACATCTGGTACAGGTGTAATTGATGCGACACTATTGGAAAATTTACGAAAAAGAGATTGTAAAGACCCATTAGAAAAAAGAGGTATTGATAATAATTGTTGGGTTTGGGAACCAGCGAACTATTCAAAGAATTATATTGTGTGTGCAGATGTTGGTCGTGGAGATTCAGCAGACTATTCTGCTTTTCACGTGATTGAGTTAGAAACTTTGACACAAGTAGCAGAGTATAAAGGTAGAATAAATACCAAAGATTTTGGAAATATGTTGGTTTCCATAGCAACAGAATATAATGATGCGATACTTATTATAGAGAATAATAATATTGGTTGGGCAACAATCCAACAAGTAATAGATAGGGATTATCCTAATCTATTTTATACAAGTAAAGACTTACAATATGTTGATGTTCAACACCAATTGAACAATAGAATTAACAGACAAGAAAGGAATATGGTTGCTGGTTTTT